AAGAACTCGCGGAAATAACACGTGCTTTGTATGCTCAATTTCCGGAAGAAATGGAAAAAGTAATGACTGTTTCTGGGGTGAATTTGATATTTATTCCGGTAAGTGAAGTAATCAATCGCCTTAACAAAGTTTTGGGAATTGATTCTTGGTCGTCAGAAGTTCTTCGCTTGGAGCGCGACCCACATGAGCCAGACGAGATTATCGCTCACGTCAGCATTACTGCCGACATAGCAGGCAAAAGGGTTATAAAGCACGGCGTTGGTGGAACAAGTATCAAAAGAATTAAATCGACTGGCAAGCCAGTAGACCTTGGTAACAGTTTCAAAATGGCTGTTTCTGATGCATTGAAAAAGGCGGCGCAACAATTTGGCGTTGGCCTGTATCTCTCTCGTTCTGCCGATGCCATGGACGCAGAAGAAGCAATGCACGCCAACAATGTTGAAGATGTTGTAGAAAAACAAGAACCAGTTCAACAAAAACAAAAAACAGAAATTGAAGAAAAATGGGATTACTTTGTTGAAGCAACAAAATCTCTCACCAAAGAACAAAAAACCGAGTTGAACAACTTTTGGGAAAATCATTCAGGCGGAAAACCAAAGCCGAAAAAAGATACGGCGACACTTGATGACCTTCAAGCGCTGATTGCGGAAGTTTTGCGAATTTCTTTTGGCGGAAAGTACGTCGATGAGAAATCAAAAGAATAAAAATCTAATTGCCCCAGAATATCTTTCCCCCTCTTCGATAGGAACATATCGACAGTGTCCTTTAAAATTTAAGTATTCCAAAATAGACAAACTCCCCGACCCAAGTGGCCCGGAGGCGATTCTTGGAAATTTTGTTCATGCCATACTTGAAGAACTTTATAAACTTCCTCAAGAATTTAGAACACAACAACAAGCCAAGGAAATAGCTAAAGAATTATGGCTTTCTGAGTGGAATGAGAAAGTTAATCGGGTTGTACACGGTGAAAAAGAATTAAACAGATTTAGGTGGTCGGCTTGGTGGTGTGTTGAGAATTTGTGGTTGCTTGAAGACCCGTCTTCTTTTTCTCCATCAAAAATAGAGTGTTTGGTAACGGGCGAAATAGGTGGAGTAAAGATGAGGGGGTACATAGACCGTCTGCTTTTGGCTGATACAAATGTCACAATAAGCGACTACAAAACGGGCAAAACCCCCAGAAATGATGATTTGAATGAGAAGTTTTTTCAATTAATCACTTATTCACAATTGCTTTCCGGTTTTGAGTCGGCAACTGATGATATTTCGGTGGAGTTGTTATACCTAAAAGATGGGGTTAGATTTAAGAAGCAGGTTACGCCCGAAGACCTAAACGCAGCAATTTCATTAATTCGGGAAACAAAAAGGAAAATAGATGAAGATTGCCAGTCCGGAATATTCCAACACAAAAAATCCGTCCTTTGTGGATGGTGCTCGTTCAAAAAAATATGCCCTGCGTGGGGGAATGATGGGAAACAACATAACTGATGACGAATTTGCTCGGATGGTCGCCGAGGAAGTTAAAAACAAACTATCGCCAGTGCACAGGAACATGCTGCTGAATAAGGAAAACTGGAGTCGCTGGAGAGATGCTCTTGTTTCTCTTTCCGACAATCTTCAGGCACAAATTGAGAATATTGAAGCTGACGCAGAAGCAGATGAAGAAAGATTTTCTTCGATGGGCAGAGATGGCTCTCGCTTGTCCAAAAACGCAAGCACTCACTACGATGCAAAAGCAACCCGAGTCCGTAGGTTTAAATTTCATGTAGATAAACGACTGGATGAAGTATCGGTAATGATTGATACTGGCTCAGAAATGAAAACTGACGGTTGGGAAAAAGTTGAATTTTTGAGAAGGTCTATTGCGCACCACAGAAAGTTGATGCGAGAATACGACCTTGAAGATACAGCGATAGACAGAGCACTTTGGGCTGCACTTGACGAAGAATGGCTTTTTGATTCAATAAACGAAAACAATCTTTAGTGTATAATTTCGCCCTTAATAGAGGGCGAGATTATGTTTCCAAAAAAGAAAAAATCAAAACAAAAAGCTCCTCTTGCGAAAAGAAGCAAGAAAACAGAACAAGTTTATGTTGAGCGACGCAAGCTTGTTCAAAAAGTTCTCAAAGAACGCCCGCTGTGTGAAGCGTGTAAAGTATTTGCAAAACACGATGGAAAAATTACATACAATCACCATATGAGCAGAGACCTACACGAAGTAATTCGCAGGTCGCAGGGTGGCTCAATACTCGATGAATCAAATATTCTTGCCGTTTGCCGTCCGTGTCACGTGCGAATAACATCAAATCCAGAGTTGGCTTTTCAATTGGGTCTTGCAAAACATGGTTGGGAAAAATAATATTTAGTTTGAAAATTAACATTTTCATTATTTATTTTTTTCATACACTAATTATCACTTAGGACCGTTATAGGTTCAAAGGCAGGGTGGGGAAATCGACCGCCCTGCTTTTGGGCGCATATTGCTAGATGTAGTGTCTGTTCGTGAAATTTCTCGGAATTGACCTATCGCTCACATCAACGGGATATTCCCACAATGAGCACTGTGAGGTTATTTCTGTTAATTCAACTGGACCAAAAAGGCTCATCGAAATATCTGAATCAATAGGAAATTTAATTGTTGAATTTAAAATAGATGTAGCTGTTATTGAGGGGTATGCATTTTCTTCCAGGAATTCACAGGCACACTCCATAGGCGAACTTGGTGGGGTGGTAAGGGTGATGCTTTATCGAATGGATATTCCATACGTAGAAATACCACCAACATGCAGGGCAAAATTTGCAACCGGGCGTGGAAATGCTTCAAAAAATGAAGTTATTTCATTTGTGTCTGCAAAAACTGGATTGATATGGAAAAATCCTGGTGCAGACGATAAATGTGATGCTTGGATTCTTGAAGAAATGGCACTTACAAAGTCTGGCTTACAACGCCACCATTGGCCAACCACAAGCACAGAGGTATTAAACAAAGTAGATTGGTCGCCGTTGGAGTTAATTGAAAAGGACAACAAATGAGAAGCACACCGATAAGCCAAGTCGAAGTAGAACAAGAGCTTCTTCGCTTGCTTGACAGACTTGAAATCGAAACGGAACAATTTGAAACGATTGCTATGGATTGCTCAAAAAAAGAAGCTCTTCATAAAAGCAATTGGGCAAAAGAATATTTGTCGGCAAAGGGCTCAATAAAAGAACGCGAAGCTTGGGCGGACTACAAAATGGACCAACAAAACTTTGAATATAAATGTGCTGAGGCGTTGGTTAAATCAAAGCGTGAAGTTCTTTTGTCCCTGCGCACATCAATAGATGCGCTGAGAACACTAAATGCAAATGTTAGAACTCAGGTTTAATCATGAACAAAATTCATGAGTCTCTGCAATCGCTAGCCATGAATATTGATGCGTTGATTCCACTAGACAGAAATCCACGTCGTGGAAATGTTCAGGCGATAGCTGCATCGTATGAAGAATTTGGACAAATTAGGCCAATTGTTGTGAGACCAAATGATGATGGAACTTTTATGGTTGTTGCCGGCAATCACCAACTTGAGGCGGCAAAACAGCTTGGATGGGACAAAATAGCTGCTATTCAATTTGATGTCGATGACGAGCGCGCAATTGCTTTTGCAATAGCAGACAATAGAACAATGGAACTTGGTTACACGGAGCCAGATGTTTTGAACGAATTGATTATCGAAATAAATGATTATTACCCCGAATTACTTGAGGGTCTTGGCTGGGATGAATTTGAGATAGCAGAAATAGAGCAGACCTCAACGCGTCAAGAAAATGAAATAATTCAGTCTGGCTCGTACGTTGCCCCAACGCTTGTTGATAAATCAAATTATTTTGAACAGAACAATGAAGATGACGATGAGCCAGTTTTTGACCAATCTGCAGTTTCTGTTAAGAAAACAAAAGATGGTCAAGAAATAAAACTAAACTCGGAGTTTGACCATTCTGATGTCGCCGTTCGTGGCTCAACAACTGCAATGAAATCTGCTGCGCCAAGTGCGGCAATAACCGTTCAAATAACATTCGATACGACCGAACAACAGTCATCATGGTATGAGTTTATAAAAATGCTGAAAATAAATTCTGATTATAAGGGCTCGACAGCAGCTGAGAAATTAATTTCATTTATCAAAACACACACACCGTGACAAGACAAAGACTTTTCCTCGACATGACATGTGTTGAGGCGGCACGCAAAAGAATTAGACATGTCTATGACATATTCGACACGGTGTGCGTTCAGTTTTCCGGAGGGAAAGATTCAACCGCTGTTTTATTGTTGGCAAAAGAAATTCACGAAGAACGAGGTCTGGGACCAGTAAAAGTAATTTTTAGAGATGAAGAAATGGTTAGCCCACTAGTTGTTGAATATGTACAAAAAGTCAGAAATTATGATTGGGTTGACATGGAATGGTATTGCCTTCCATACCCTGCTGAAATATGGGTTTTGGGAAGAAGAATAACAACTCTGCTGTGGAGTCACGAAAGAATGCTGCAGGATAGATGGGTTCGCGAAATGCCGGAGTGGGCAATCAATGCAAATGACTTTGGACTTGACCACACGGTTTCGCTTCCAGAACAAACCGATTATTACACAATGCAAGGAAAAAAGGGAAACGTTGCTTTTCTTACTGGGGTTCGAGCAAGTGAATCAATGGTCAGGTATCGCTCGCTTGTACAAAAACTTCACGAAAATTATATAGTTACTCCATACAGACTAAAAAGAGGAATACCTTTAAAATTTGCAAAAATAATTTATGATTGGAACACAAATGATGTTTTTAAGTTCATCATTGAAGAACACAATGCAGAATATTGCAGATATTATGATTTAGCTTCTTTGACTGGCAGCAACACAAGAGTTGGAATACCTCTTCACGCCACAGCGATAAGAAGGATAGGTGACGTGATAGCGACTGAGCCAGAATTTTATGACAGGCTTTTTGAATGTTTTCCATATATTGACGCACAAAGAAATTTATGGCCAGATTTTGATGTAGAAAAACTTATTATGCAATACTCAAAAAACGGATTTGATGGCGCTTCCGAGTTTATAGAAAAATATTTAATTGGCGAAAGAAGACAAAGAGAAGCAAAGGTTTACGTTTCAAAATTTAGAAAAAAGCACATATCCGACCCAAGGGGATATCCGCTAAGTCTGCTTATAAGAAATTTGTTATTGCATGAAATAGATGTAAATTCGCCAACGCCTGTTGGTCCCAAAACAAGAGCATATACTGTAAGAACAATCGAAGAAAGCGAAACAAAAGAATGATGGAAATACAAGAAATTGATTTGTCCAAACTTGTTGTTCCAGCATGGAAAGTAACATATACGCTTAGGCCAGAATTAATTTTGATTGCTGGTTCTCTTATTGAATTTGGATTTATTCAACCAATACATGTGCGTAAATCAACTGGAGAGATAATTGATGGTTCTGAAAGGTTTATGTTAACCAATTCAATAGAAGAAATATCAACACGATGTAACTCAAAAATTCCAGTGGTTTTTCATGATTTGAATTTGGTCGACTCAATAATGCTGCACATACGACTAAATAGGGGTCACTCAAAAATAGTTACTGAAAAATTGTCTAGGGCTGTTAAAAGAATATATGAAACAGATTCTTATTCTGTTGCAGACTTAAAAATGTACCTGTCAATGGGCAATGAAGAATTGGCAACCCTGATAGATGGGGATTTAATAAAACAACGAAATATCAAAGAGCACAACTATTCAAAAGCTTGGGTGCCGATTGAGGCACCAGCAAATGCTCATTCCTCAAAGGCGATGGAGTTTGAATCTCCACCAAATTCCGATAGGTAAAATTGTTTTTCTGGTATTATCTAGATAACAATACAACTGTGTAAACACTTATTTGGAGTTAATATGCCCGGAGTACGATTTGGTCCAGACATAACCGATGACGCGGCGCAATTACTAAATGACATCCTTGAATTTAAAGCACTAAAAAAAGCAAAAAAGAGCGACAGAGACGTAACGAGACGATATAAGCGCTCGGTCAAAATGGCTAAACAGCTTTTTGGACTTACTGACAAGGATATAGAAAAAGGAAGATATAAAGACCTTCGCGTAATGGCCCAATACGGAGACGATGCACGTAGGCCAGGAGCCCCCGGCAGAGTTTACAGACGGTCCAAGCTGTACAGAAATAAAAGAACAGGGAAAATTGCTAGACGAAGCATGATGGAAGAAGGCAGGCGGCAAACCCTTTTTGATAAAAAACAAAAAGGAAGAGCGTTATATACAACGACAAAAGCACAAAGAGAAGCAGAAATAAACGAAAAAGTACCAATGACAAACAAAAGAGGAAGAGCACTCAAGGATAAAAGAGGAAACACAAGATACAGAAAGCCGACAGAAGCAGAAAAAGCCGAAAGAAGAAGTCTGATGGAAGGCTCTATAAAGGCTGGTCGATTAACTTACCTTGGAAGAACAAATCCAAAGAGACTAAGGGATGCGCAGGCGCGATTTGATAGACGCATGGCGAGACTAAATAAAAAGGGTGGCGTTTTGAGCGACAGAGGAACAAGAAGAGTAAAAATACGTCCACAGCTCAAGGGCGGAAAAGCGGACGTCGCAAAGCTAAATATTGCCAGACAGAGAGGTTTTGGTGGTTCCGGAAGCAAGGGTGTTAGGGGAAAAATAGTTCCTTTGCCTAAAGCACCAAAATCTGCTACTCGCGCCAAAACTGCTAATAAACAAAGGAAAAAAGCCGTTAGAAATGCCGGGAAAACAAGAAAGACAAATGTTAGAAGAGGGAAAAAGAGATAATTCTCTACTCAAAAATTTTTGAAAATTGTCCCCAGTCAATATCTTCTGGAGTGGCAGTTACATCCTCTTCATCAACTTCCTCAAGAAATAAATCATCTTCATTTCCCCAATCCCCTTCAATTAGAAAATTTTTAACACTTTCTACCGGTTTTAGTTCTGCAACTATTTTTCCATCCTTCGTCTCCCCAACAACACGCAAACCAAGAGCGGCAGCAGTAATTATTGAATTGTCCCATTGGTCCAAAATAAAATCATCAATATCGACTTCGTCAAAATCTTTGCCTTCTGAATTAAAGAAAAAATAAACAGAAGTTATGTGGTTTATCAGTTTTGCTTGAAGTTGTTTTTGCTTAATTGAATCTACTGCGTTTATGTTTTGGGGCGGTTTTGACTTTGACATGAACAAAACACTACTGCTTCAATAACCGCAAAGCGAGTATCGTATTTCTTTTATGGACATTAATGATGTTAAAATTTAATATGTCGCGAATTTATCTTAATATCTATTTACATTTGGAGAACTAATGACAATTGTTACAAAACATGAATTAAAAACGTATATGGATATTTCCTTAACCGCAAGGCAAGAAGACGCAGCCGACCTTATTCTTAATGGTCTTCAAGGGGAATTGGAGGCTTTTCTTCGTAGGCCAATTGAGGTCGGGTCATTTGTCGAGGAGCATCGTCTTGACTCAATGCACACTGGTGTTCCGTACGGAACTTTTCTCACCACAGAAGACAATACCTACAACAGCAGTTTTGAACAAAGCAACACAAACGATTTAACCAATTGGTCTGCTCCTCCGCCTGCAATTTATTTAAAAAATACTCCGATTGTTTCAATAACGGAGGTAAAAGTAAAACCATTACTCAGTACAGAAAGAGTTCTGTTAAATGAAAGAGACTATATAAAAAGACCATATGGAATAGATTTTTATTATGGATACCCAAATGATTTGGTTACAATTACCTACACTGCCGGATTTGCTGGAGCGAATATTGCCGTATTCAAATTAATGATTCTTCGTGCTGCAACTAGAGAAATGCAAAACATGCATGACGACGTTGTCGGCGTGAAGGATTTGAATCCGAGGGGAGTTGGTCCAGTTGAAACTGGTTTTCTCGATTCCGAACTCGCTTCTTTAAGAAAATACAAGAGAAACAGAATTTAGAATGGCCAAAACATATTCAGTCGATGTAGTTATTACAAAAGTTGAAATTAATGACGCCAACGCGAGATTAAAAGACATAAAAGATAGAACAAGAAATGTTCGTCCCGTATTAAAAAGAGCAGCGGAAAGATTAGAGCGCGCTTGGGGTGAAAATTTTACAACTCTTGGTTTGCTTTCTGCAAGAGCAATGCTAAAAGGTGGATGGGCGCCGCTAAGTCCGTCTTACTATGCTTGGAAAAAAGTAAACTTCCCAATGACTGCAGACCAAATTTTAGTTCAAACTGGAAAACTTTATACTCTTGTTAGTAATGCCTCATCAAATGCAGAAAGTGACATTTCTGACCAAAGTATGGAACTTGTGGTTCCCGGAAAAATTGCTATGTGGCATCAATATGGAACAAGAAATATGCCAGCACGTCCAATAGTTTTTGTGCCGCGCGATTTTGATAGGGAGATAGGGAAAGACCTTGCCAAATATATAGTTGAAGGCAGCAGGGTGACATGACAAATTTTGATACATATTTGATGAACGGAACTCATTTCGCAAAAGATTTTGTTAACTCATATCTTGAGCAAGATATGCCGGTTCGTTTGATTCGATATAGAAACGGCTGGAATCTAAGCGAAGCAACATTGCCCAATCCGGCACAATATATTGGATATGAACCTTTGGCAATAGATAGATGGCCGTCAATAATCACGGTTGTTTTATCTACTTCACAATTGAGCAGAATAGGTTTTGAATTTGGTCATCCCTTGTATCGAATTTCGTACAGCATGAGAACATACTGTTGGGTAAGAACGGAAGGAATAGAGGAATGTCCACTTATGCGCGACAGGCTGACAACAGTTGTTCGGTCGGCAATATTGGATTACCCATGCCTGAAAGCCTATGACGAAAGGTCAAATTTTCGTGTAATAATTGACGAATCATCAATTAGGGAGGAATTCTCAGACACAACACTTCTCAAGGGTGACAGATTTATGTCTGGGTCTTTTATTGGGTACACGTTGGAAATGGATGAAGTTGTGACAAGAACAAATCTTGGCGAACTTGAGGAGATGCAAATTGGGATAAAACAGGTTGGGACGGGTGAAGAAATGCCATCACTTGACGATTTTTCTGGAGTTTCCGCAAGCGTCACCATACCGAGAGACTCGATTATCACCATCTAATAAAATTAAAAATAAAGCAAATTGATAGTTGCACAAAATAATCACTTCCTATCTGTACAATTGAAATCAACATAAGGGATTCCAACCCCGAAACAAAATTAGGAAGGTCCTATGCCTGGTGTAGTCATATCAACTTCAGTTAGAACTGGTCCATCAACCGTAACAGTTCGTAAATCGTCTCAATTGTTCGTCGTCGGTCTCGCTGAGCGTGGCCCATCCAACGAGGCAGTGCTTGTTGAGAGTCTTGCCGATTTTGAAGATGTTTTCGGCGGCTATCGCTCCGACTCATATCTTCACCCAACCGTACAAACTTTTTTTGAAGAGGGTGGAACACGCGCATATGTTGGGCGTGCTGTTGGGGCATCCGCGACTGCGGGGACACTGACGCTCGACGCGACGGGTGGTACCGACGTAATTACGCTAACCGCAAACGGCGCTGGCGATTGGTCTGCGGATGTTGACGTTCAGGTTGTAAATACTGGTTCTGCATTCAGAATAATTTTGTTCTATCAGGATGACCAGGTCTACACAACCGGAATTGTTACATCTTCGTCGCAGGCAGTCGGCAGAATTAACTCAAGCACTGTTGCTGCACGTTATGTAACTGCTGCTGTCAATAACGCAAACCTGCTGCCGGCAACATTGGCCGCAACAGCAATGGCTGCGGGCGATTCAGATGATGACAACCTTGATGATGATGACTTTATTGCCAGTCTCGAGTTGTTCAATGATGCTCTTGGTGTTGGTTCTGTCGCTTGCCCAGAATCGCAAAGCGGCGACATGAACGAGGCCCTGGTTGCGCATGCAAATGAATATAGCCGAATCGCCATACTTTGTGGACCAGAAAACCAAACAGTAGCTCAGGCAAAAACCGCTGCCGGTGACGTGCAGAACCTGGACAATGCAGAGCATGCCGCGTACTATTACCCATGGGTGGTAATCCCAACTTCGGTTGCTGGAATCACAAGAACGATTCCGCCAGTTGGATATGTTTGCGCAAAAAGAGCTCTTGCCCATAATCAGACCGGAGCACATGTTCCGGGAGCAGGTTTGCTGTCTGCGTCAAGATTTGTTTCTGGCGTTGCGGTCGATGTTAACAAAGTAATCGGAGATGACCTTGATGAAAATTTTGTTAATGCGATTAGGGTAATTCAAAATACTGTAAGAATTTACGGTGCTCGCTCTTGTTCGCTAGACACATCAAACTTCAAGTACATCACTCAGCAGGATGTTGTTAACACAGTTGTTTCTGAAGCATATGCCTCGCTGGAGGACTTGGTTTTCAGTCCAATAGATGGCAGAAATGAGCTATTTGCAGCAATTTCATCGAGACTTGTTGCAATTCTGGCTACGATGAGGGACACTGGTGCTCTATATCCGGCTTTTGATGCAAATGGCATCCAACTCGACCCGGGATTCACCGTAAAGTGCGATAAGACAATCAATCCGGCCACCCAGCTTGCTGAGGGTCTCATAAAGGCAACGGTTGGCTTGAGGGTCAGCAGTATTGGTGACAAAATTGAAATCGATATTGTTAAATCGAATCTAACAACATCAGTGGTATAACGGAGGAATAAAATATGGCAAAAATAGCCCAAAGACAAGTACTGGCGGACATTAGCCCAACGGGTTTTGGTGCTGAATCAAAGCAGCAAAAGAACGTTCAAAACAACCTTCCGAAGTGGACTGGTTTTAAATTTGCGCAGGTGTCCGGTGGTGAAATTACCGCATCAGTAGAGAAAATCTACGAAGGTGGTAAGTCTAGACCGACCGTTCTTTGTGCTCCTTCGGAAATCGGAGACATAACGCTGACTGCACATTACGATGATGACTACGTCTCAGCAGAAACGGCTGCCGGCATAGGTGCAAAAATCAAGGGTTTGAGAAAATTTGTTGGTGTTGCGTACTACAATATCAATATATCTGTTTACGACTGTGATATCAAAGACCCAACCGGAGACAGAGTTTATCCCGGCGCTTTGCTTGTGGGTATGACTGAACCAGAAGGTGATTCATCGTCTGGTGCCCCAGCAACATTTGCCTTAACATTTGCAATATCTGATGTGGAGAACGCAAGTTCCTCCTGAACCTAGTTGCAATATAACGATATTGGGTGTGATAGTTTTCGTTGTATGAGCGACACACTTTATAACACATCAGATAGTTCCGATTCATCCAAGAAAAAGCAATCGTCAGCCAAAGACGTATCTTTGCCGCAGGTGAAAGAAGAAACACAACTTGACCGACTTCGTACGGTAATCAAGAAAAAGGTCGAGCGTCAGCCTGTCCTTATTCCGGTTCCCGAGCGTCCTGGTGTAAGCGTTAAGGTTAGCCCAAACATAACGCAAACACAAATGAAAAACTGGCGCAAGAATGCTGGTGAAGATTCACGAAATGGTCTTGATGCCACAAAATTCGCATGTCTTGTAATTGGCAATACAACAACTGGTATTTACATTGACGACGAAGAGGTTTTGGATTCAGACGGTAATTATCTAAATTTTGCACATCCAATGATTTTGGAAATGACAGAAACAACACGACCAGTTCCGGATGCGGTTCGTGCGTTGTTTGGCGTTGACCCACACGTGGAATCAGCTGCTTTGGCAATTCTTGACGCTGCTGGGTACTCTGATACGGTAACGGCGGTGGACCCTACGAAGGAGTCTACGACGAACTAGTCAAAGACTCCCGAGTATCAACAGCTGCACGCCTGGGCGAGTTATTTGGTCAAAACCCACTTACCTTATTAGATATTGACGACGATGGCTGGATAATTCTACTTGCATGTGCTAAAGTTATAAGTAACGACCGCGAAGAGCAAGAGCGCAAGTCGAAGACTTAGTAGCGTGCTGGCTACATAGCTCGGCGCTTTTACACTCACGTGACTAACCATCACTCGGAGACGTAAT